TTTTATGTCCTTTTGATTCTAAGAGTTTAACCAAAGTGTCTTTAGCTTTCTTATCATAAGCTTGGTACAATGCTCTGCTAAAGTTTTTTCTTACTGGTTTCATCTAGGTATTCCTTTAGTTCTGTGTAGCCCCCAAGGTGAGTGCCATCTGGTTTAAATATTTGCGGTACTGTAGTGTACCCTGATTTACGCATTAAAGTCAACAACCATTTACTACTTGATGACTGTACATTATATGTTGTAACTTGACTTCCTGCAACACCTCTTAGTAATTGTAAAGAGGCATCACAGAAGTTACATTCGTTTCTAGTTATTACTATCCACATCAAACTAAGTCAACTATCTCACAGCTATCACCACTACATGCTAGTGTCTGACTACCTGCTGTGTTGTCTTCCTGTTCATACTCAGATAACTTATCCCAATCAATACTATCAGGCATCTTATCTAAAAGTATATGATAGTCTGTAGCTAAACAATCTTGATAAGGTGCTTGCTGATATGTGTGTTCGTTGAACGGTAGGAATGACACACCACTCATTTCATCGAAGTGTTTGTATACGAATGCACCTACCTCAAACCATTCGTTGTTCTTTACATTGATAGTAACAGACGGCTTATGTTCACACCATGATCTCTGATAGGCTAACCACATCTCTAGCTGTTCTATAGCTGACATGTCTGCAGTAACTGTTGCACCCTCTGGAGCTTTCATAGGGAAACTAAACACAGTAGTCTGGTCAGGCTTCATTACGTCTGGCTCATTAGGTATACCCTGATCCATCATGAACTGTGTCAACGGGTCTTTGTTGTCTCCACGTACAGTGCGAATATAATAGGCTGAGTGACGAGCGTGTATGCCACTGCTAGAGTCAACCAGTTGGCTGACAGTACCGCTTGGTTTAACACAGCTGATAGCAGTACTGACAGGGATATCAAGGCGTTCAGCCCACTTAGCATTAGTAGTAACGGCGATTTGTTTGAGATGCTCAAGAGTTTTCTCCAGTCCTTTGTTAGCTTTTGTTGTTAATGGATTATCCATGATACCTGTCATAGAAACACCGAGTAATCTTTCTTCTTCAGTGTTGTTCTGCCAAGCCTTACGTAAGTATGGGAACTTAGTAAATGATGATTGTATTGTACCTAAGATAGTAGCAATACGTACCTTACGTTCTAAGTCTTCTGTACTATCAGTAGCTCTTACAACTACCTCAGTTAGATTACAGAATTGATTAGGCCGTAAAATTATTTCGCTACATGGATTAGTTCCGAACTCATAGTTAGGGTCACGTCTACCATTCTTAGAGGCTTGCTTCTTAGATGCTTGCCTGTTGAAGATACCACGTTCACCTGAGCCTGACTCAACTAACGCCATCCACTCACGCATAAATGATAGACTGTCAGGCTTCTCAGTGTATGACACAGAGTTGTTAGCTAATGCTCGTTGTGGATCATTGTCCCACCATGAGCCTGACTTAGCATGTCTCATACGATCATCAGATAGATTAGATAGTGAGATCATAGCTGATCTACGAACACCACCTACGACTACTACTTCACCAATCTTACACATGATATCGTGACACTCTAGTGACGATAGCTTACGTCCTTTAGCATCTTTGAATGTCTTTATAACAAAGTTAAATAGATCAATCAAAGGCATAGGGCCTGATGCTCTACCACCAAATGTCTTTAGCTTTGCACCTGCAGGTCGTACCTTAGATACATCCCACTTAGGTATCTCACCACTGTACAGTAAAGCAATCATCTGACGTAGTGACTTAGCCCAACCTTCTTTACTATCCTTAACTACAATAGTAGTTTCACTGTCGTACATAAGTTCAGGTACTTCAGGAAGCTTCTGTACTGACTGACGTTCCACTGAGAACCCAACGCCTGTACCACACAGTAGTATAAACATAGCTTCATCAAATGCTTTGATATCATCTACTGCTAGATAAGAACAGTTGTAACCTGCTGTATTGTCACGAGCTAAAGCCGGCCCTGCAGTCATCAACGCCCTCATAGAAGGCATTACTTCTAGTCCTAGTATGGCTTGTTCAATTTCAGCTATCTGCTTAGGCTTGTCACCTAAAGCTGGACGTACTAAGTTCTTCATGTAGCGATCTACTGTCTCACTCCACGTCTCTCTACGCCCTTCATCATCAAGCCAACGTGCATAACGTGACTTGTGTATGAATGATTGATAATCTGTTGGTAGTGTGTTGTTCATCTGTTGTCTCCTGACCCTTTAATTTTGTTTCTGTCTTGGCGGCTTGTAAGTTTTTCTATATTTATATCTGCTATTTCATCTAAGTTATAACCTATATCGTTAGCAAGAACAGCTACGTACCACATTACATCACCTAGTTCTTTAGCTACTTCATGCCTATTAAAAACATTATCACGTACTTGCTTCTTAACTTTGTCGGCTACCTCTCCTGCCTCACCACAAAGACCTAGAGCAGGGTATAATACCTTGTGTGTTGCAGGATAGATTGCAAAACTTGCCGCTTTCTTTTGGTACTCCCTAAATCCTATAGTCATAACTTTTCCTTCACTATTAAATTATTAATCATTACATCGTCTATATCATAGAAAGTATCTACAATCAAATCATAAACGTCTTCTATATGTGAATCATCGTGTGATCCTAATATATTATTATCTTCATCTATCTTTAAAGAAAACGAAATGCTAAATGTTCTATGAGTCATCTTCTCTATCCTCGCAAGGTAAATACACTAAGACATCTGAGTGACATCTAGGACAGGTAAGGTTTGTAACCATAGACCACTCTTCTTCGTCTACTATATCTTCATCCCCACCCCATATCAACTCAGATTCACAGTGATAGCATCTCATTTATGCTTCTCCTTCATGGCCTCAACCATACGGTTCATGTACCACTGAGCCTTGTGTGTATCTTCAACAGGGTTGCCTTTGTAAGAAGCTCTGTGGTTGTACTTAGTGACGTTACCTTTGCAGTAAGCAATGAATCCTTCTAAGCCTAGCACTTGTCTAATATAATCAATGCACTCTATGCCGCCTTGATTGTAGTGAGCAGGTCTTTCTACTGGATCAAATACTTCTTGTTCTTTTATTACAGAAAAGTCTTTCCATTTAGCCATTATGCATTACCCTTCGTCTTAGTAAACTCATTAAAGTTTATTACTTCACCTGTATTCTCATCTTTTATTTCTTGGTTTTCAATCTCATTCATGAGAACCTGTTGCCTGTGATCCATTACTGTATCATAAACATAGTCATCATAATTCATAACATCTATTGCTGAAGTAAACATACTGGCTACATGGACGAGATCTCTTAGCACATGTTGAGGTAGTGCAAAATCATCACCTACTACTATACCTGTAGTCACGTTACCATTCCAATCTTCTATATCCTTAGAGGAAGCAGGTCTTATTATTACGGCAATCTCATCATCGTCTAATGTGTAGGGCATGTTACTTTCTTCTTTCTGTCTTGAGGACTATACGATCTAACTTAGTACATTGTCCTTTCTCTTGCAACCATTCTTCTGGAATAATTCTATGCGCCCACTTGAATCCATTCTTCTCACACCACTCAAAGTTTCTTTGCTTAGCACCTTTGTTTATCTTAGCTTTAGCGTTACTAAATACAAAGCGTATGTCTAGCTCTGGGTGTTGTCTTTTTATTTCAAGATGCTTGCGTCTGTCATCAGGATCAAACTTTCCTTTGGTTTCTATTATGATACCATTGTCTAGCTCAAAGTCTGGTGTGTATGTACGATAGCGTAGGTCTTCCCATTCTATCTTTAGTTTCTCGTAACGTACTTTCTTTTGTCTAGTCTTGAGAAAAAGAACGGCCTCTTCCTCAAGGCCGGACTTATATTTACTAGCATTGTGCCTACGTCTGTAGCCCTTTGCAAACCTAGTCATCAGACGGTGCTTCCTCACCTGTCAATAACTGTTTGAGTTCAGCTATCTTAACTTTAAGCATAGCATCTGTACACTGTGCATTTAACTGATGGCCTTCTGTGACCCTTTGTAAATGTTGTACAAGATTAAGGACATTCTTTGCCTCATCTGTAAAGTCTTCAATAGTATATTCTACTTCATCTAAAGTAACAGTTGTCATTGTGTTTCTTCCTTTATGTATGTGTAATTAACGACAGGTTTTATGGCGGCTTGACTTACAAGAGATTCTCTTTCTTGTAGATTAGGCCAACATTTCTTTTTATGATCACACCAGTTACAGGTTTTGTTTAGCTTCATATTGCCACTAGGTTTTCTACGGTATGTTTCTTCCTCTGGTTCAAAGCATCTAGCAAACGGCTCATCATTATTTATATAGTCTACCGTACCCTTTATAGTTTCTAATACTGTTTCACTATCTGCTTCTTCTGCAGGTACGTACTTGAACTGACCATTAACTTTGTTGATAACCCACCAACCTCCTACCTCTTTGCCTGAGGCTTTTGCATAGCCTACAAGCTGAGCTACGTAGCCGAAGTCATCAGCATTCTTTAATGTGTTATAGTCAGTAAACTTATTATCATAACCCCAAGGTGTAGTAGATTTAACGTCATCTACTTTGTCGTCTAGGATCATGTCATACTCACCCTTGATAGAGACATCACCTAGATCTAAGGTTACGTTGTCGTTGTCTTTAAAGTCTACCTTAGAGGCACGTAGTATCCCCTTGAAGATAGCCTCTGACCAATCACCCATCAACATGTTAAGCATGAAGGATGTTGGTTTGTTTTCTTCAGTCTCTGGATCATTCTTAGCAAACCATAGCTGACATCTAGGCTTACCTATGTTAGACATACGTAATCTAAATGCGTCACGAGGGC